AGAGAACTTGCTTATGATTTAATTAGTAACAAACATAAAGTTGGTTACATAGCTTTAGAAGAAAGTGTTAAGAGAAGTGTTAGAGGAATTGTTTCAGTTCCATTAAACAAATTATTGCATGTACCAGAAGTTAGAAAAACAATTACTGATGAAGATATTCTTACAGAGTGGAACAAGATAAAAGATTATGTTTGTTTCTATGACCACTTCGGTTCAACAAGTTCTGATGATTTATTAAATAAAATTCGTTACATGGTTAAGGGACTTGATTGTAAAGTTATATTCCTAGACCACATCTCAATAGTAATTTCAGGATTAGCTGATGGAGATGAGAGAAGATTAATAGACAACACAATGACACAGCTTCGTCAATTAGTTGAAGAACTTAATTGTGCAATGTTTGTCGTTAGTCATTTAAAAAGACCAGATTCTAAATTTGGACATGAGGAAGGAACACAAACTTCTTTATCACATTTAAGAGGTTCTCATTCATTAGCACAATTATCAGATGCAGTAATAGGTTTTGAAAGAAACCAACAGCATGAAACTGAAAGCAACATGATGACTGTTAGAGTTTTAAAAAATAGATTTAGTGGAGAGACAGGAGTTGCTTCAACATTAATTTATAATAAAGAAACAGGTCGTTTATCAGAAGGAGATTTTGATGAATGAAAAAATATTAACTAAATTTATTTTAGCTTTCTTAATTGATAAGCCAGATTATTTAGAATTATCACAATTACAACAGCAGTTAGTTTTTGAAACATCTAAAACTATTATGACAGCAATTTATAACGCAATTAAATATGACAATGTTTATCCAGTTATTCTTTGTGGAGATACAGAAGCTAAAAAATTAATCACAAAAGCAATTAACTCGGTGGCACACATACTGCCAAGCACAGATAAAATTACAGTTACACAAATACATTAAATGAAACTAATACTAGATATAGAAACCAATGGGTTTCTTGATGTCCTAGATAAAATTCATTGTATGGTTTTTAGAGATATAGAAACTCAAAAAGTTTATTCCTATAATCCTGACCAAATCAATGAAGGTCTAAACTTACTAAAGAAAGCTACCTTAATTATAGGTCATTCAGTAATGGGCTTTGATTTACCTGCGATTGAAAAGGTAACTGGCTATAAATATAAGGGAGAAATACTAGATACATTATTGTGTTCTAGACTTATCTGGTCAAATCAAACTGAAATTGACTATGGTAAGAAAGAGCTTCCACCTAAACTTATAGGTAAACATTCAATAGAAAGTTGGGGTTACAGATTAGGTCTTCGTAAAGGGGACTTTGCACAAACAGCTACATTTGATGTTTGGACACAGGATATGCAGGATTACTGTGTACGAGATGTTGAAGTAACTTACCTATTATACAAATTAATTGAGAAACAAAATTATTCTGAAAAAGCTATTAAGTTAGAACATGACTTTGCACACTGGATTATAAAACAAGAGCAAGGTGGTGTTGATTTTGATGAGACGACTGCTCAGTCGCTTTTCTTGTCCTTACAGAAACAAAGACTGGAGATTGAACAAAAACTTTCTGCAGTCTTTGGTACATGGAGAAAGTCTACAGGTTTTAAAACTTATAAAAGAGATAATAAAAAAAGAGGGATAGTAGCAGGAGTACCAGTTGAACAATTTAAAACTGAAATATTTAATCCTAACTCTAGAGACCATATAGCAGACAGATTAAAAACATTAGGTTGGAAACCAAAAACATTTACAGCAACAGGTAAAGCTGAAGTAAATGAAAAGGTTTTAAAATCACTACCTTATGATGAAGCTAAATTAATATCGAGACATTTACTAATTCAAAAAAGACTTGGTCAGCTAAGTGATGGCGAACAAGCCTATTTAAAACTAATTACAAAGGAGAAAAAAATTCATGGAAAAATTATCACATGTGGAGCAGTTACAGGTCGCTGTACGCACTTTAACCCAAACCTTGCACAAGTCGTTGCAAAGGGTTCAGAGTATGGCACTGAGATGCGTAGCCTTTTTGTTGCTCCTACCAATATGGTTATGTGTGGTATTGATTTTTCTGGTTTGGAGCTTCGTGTGTTGGCAAGTTATTTGCATTCATATGACAGGGGAGATTTTGCTAAGACGCTACTTGAAGCAGATATACATTCCTCAAATCAACAAATTCTTGGATTGGAAACTCGTGCTAAAGCTAAAACTTTTATTTATGCTTACATCTATTCTGCAGGAAATGAACGCATCTCTGAAATACTTGAAGTCTCTGTTACAGAAGCCAAAAGAATAAGAGAAACATTTGAGAGAGCTATTCCAGCGTTACGAAATTTAAAAAATGCAGTCGCAGTAAAATATAGAAATCAAAAATGGATTTATGGTTTGGATAAAAGAAAGTTAATGTGCAGAGCAGAGTACAGTTCTTTAAATACATTAATCCAATCAGCAGGTGCTTTACTAGTTAAAGCAGGAACAGTGATAGTTAATAACGATTTACAACAAGCAGGTTTTGTTTGGGGTAAAGATTATAGAATGGTTCTACATGTTCATGATGAAATGCAGTTCGTAGTTCATAAAGATAAAATTGAAGAATTTAAAAATATAGCAAGTGGGCTATTTAATAAGACTAAAGATTACTTTGGTTTCAAATGTGAATTAGCAGGAGAAATTAAAGTCGGTTCAAACTGGAGTGAAACACACTAATAAGTTCGACCTTGACCTAAAGTTTGGTCAAAAGCATGAGAACATTTTACAGAAAGCCATTGAAGGTCAAATCGAATGTAAAGCAGATAGGCTAGTTGTTAAGTATGGCAATGTATTTATTGAAATAGAGAGTAGGGGAAAACCATCAGGAGTAATGGTTAGTACTGCAAAGTTCTTCGCAATTTGTCTGGTTGTTGAGAAACGAACAAACAATGTTTGGGTCTTGATACCCACAAAAATTCTAAAAAAACTAATGAAGAATTACCCCATCAAAGCAGGTGGAGATAATTGGACTTCCAAAGGTCACATAATTCCAAAAGAAGATTTATTGAATTTAAAAATATGAAGAAGCTATTAAAAACTAAAATTATCTTACCAGATATTGATACAGAAGATTTTCCATACAAATTCTACAAGGTGTGGTGGAGTGATATAATTTCTTCTCCAAATTGGGAGACAATTCCACAATTAAAGAAATCAAAAACAGCAGTGTGCATAACAATGGGTTGGTTGTTATCAACAAATAAAAACACTTATGTTTTCATTGGCGACATTAACTTCAATGAAGATGGCACAATCAATGAGGGTGGTAACTCAACAGTAATACCAAAATCAAACATACTAAAACTAAAGGAGATAAAGTTATGACGCAATTAGATGAAGGACACTTTCATTTACACAGTGCAAATAAAGACAAGATGAATAATATGAATAAATTCTTTGCTAACCAGAATAAAAAAATGTTAGTTGATGGAGACCTACTAGTCTACAAGATTACTTCCTCTTTGGAAGAACCTATTGACTGGGGTAATGATATTTGGACTTTAAGTTCAGACCTTCACAAAGGTAAACAATTATTTGCACAATGTATTGCTTTCTATTGGAAGCTAACAAAAGCTAAAGATGCAATCATTGTATTTTCAGACAAAGAAAATTTTAGAAAAAAAATTGATAGCCTTTATAAATCACATAGAAAGAAAATTAGGAAACCAATTTCTTATTCTGCTATGAGAAAGTGGATTGAAGAAACACATCACACTATTTGCTATCCAAATTTAGAAGCTGATGATGCAATAGGTTTATTAGCTACAGGAGAATACAAAGATAATTGTGTAATCGTTTCTGGCGATAAAGATATGAGAACAATACCTGCATGGCAGTGTTGTATCATTGATGACCAAATAGAATATGTAGATGAAAAATTAGCAGACTTAAACTTCTGTACTCAAACATTAACTGGAGACCAAACTGATGGTTACAAAGGTTGTGTTGGTGTTGGAGCTGTTAAAGCATCTAGAGTTCTTAATGGTAAACAAAACATTGATGAATGTTGGGAAGCAGTAATTGCAGAATATAAAAGAAATAAATATTCTATTGATGATGCTTACCACCAAGCAAGACTTGCCAGAATATTAAGAGATGGCGAGTACAATTATAAAACACACAAAGTAAAACTATGGGATTACAATTATGAACAGTTCAGAAATACTGAAGAAAACAGAAAAGCTAGTTAGTACAGATAGAGCAAATAAGCATGGAGACAAGGTTGAGAACCATGAAAACATTGCAAGATTATGGACTAGCTATATGCAAAATAAGTTTAAACTTAACCTAATAATACTGCCAGAAGATGTAGCAAACCTAATGTCCCTGCTAAAGATAGCCAGAACACAGGCAGGAAACTTCAATCTAGATGATTACATTGATGCTTGTGGTTACTTGGCCATCTCTGGCGAAATCAGAAACAAGAGGGAAATGATAAAAAGTTCCCCTTTAGGAGTATCTAATGACAAGAAAAGTGCAAAAGCCAATAGTTAGTAAAGAACTAATAGATTATTTGGATAGCATTTTTCCAGAGAAATCTGCTGACCTAAAAGATACTGAAAAAGAAGTCTTCTTTAAAGGGGGACAAAGGTCAGTCGTTAATCACTTAATCAAACAACAACAAATACAAGAGGAATAACAGTTATGTGTCTAGCACCAAGAATGCCAAGTCCACCACCTGCTCCAGAGCCAATTCCAGTAATGCAAAATACTGTGTCTAATGCTACTACAAAGCAAAATGCTCCTGCAAGTGCGGATAGTTCAGGCAGAAATGTCAATGTTGCATCATCAACTGCAAGAAGAAGAACAGGTAGAGGGTCATTAAGAATACCTTTAGCTAGTTCAGGTTTAACTTCTAGTGGTCTGAATTTACCAAGTGGGTAAATATGTGTGATGGTTCAAGAGGTAGACTAAAATCGTTGAATGACGACAGTGTCAAAACTTATAAACTAGCTAACTCTTATGGTGGAACTAAAGTTAAAGACCTTCCGAAAGGTGGAGCTACAGCTACAGGTAAGAAAAAAGAAGAATACGATAATGCTGTAAGTAATATTATTGTAAATAGAAAAATAGCTAGGTCTACATTAAACATTCCAACAAAAAATTACAAATCTGGAAGTGGTTTAAAATTACCAACATAATAAATGGAACGATATAGTTTAGGAGATAAAAATATTTCTGAAGATAAAACTTCAATACAGTCACAATACAATAAGCTAGAGATGAATAGAGAAGTCTATTTACAGAGAGCAAGAGATTGTGCCAAGCTAACTATTCCTACTTTATTTCCAGACAAAGGTAGTAACGAAGCTACAGAATATCAAACACCATATCAATCAGTTGGTGCAAGAGGAGTAATGAACTTAGCGTCTAAATTGATGTTAGCTTTATTTCCACCCCATGCTCCATTCTTTAGATTGAGTGTTGATGATTTAGTATTTAAACAAATTCAAGGCGACCCAAAAACTAAAAGTTCTATTGAAGCAGGTTTATCAGGAATTGAAAAAGCAATCATGGATAACATGGAAGTTTCCAATGACAGGGTTGCTGTATATGAAGCACTGAAAAATTTGATAGTTAGTGGGAATGTTTTATTAAAAATTACAGAGACAGGTTTAAGAGTTTATAGATTAAACAATTATGTAATTAAAAGAGACCCACAAGGAAATATTTTAAAAATAATAATTAAAGAAGTAGTTAATTTAGATACATTGCCTGAAGAAGTTAGAAATGCAATTATTGAAGGTAAGTCAAAAGAAGAATACGAAAACAAAGAATTAGATTTATACACTTGCGTAACTAGAGAAGC